GCTACCTGGGTGTCGAGGTCTGAGATGCGACGCTTGATCATCCGCTCAGCGTCAGCGAGACGTACGTTGATCAGGCTCGTCAGGGCGGTGTCAAGGGAGCCTGGGTCCTTACCCCAGCGCGCCGCCACGTCGGTGGCGTCAGCGTAGGTAGTCATCTATACCGCTCCTCTGGTTTCGTGCGTCCCGGTTGATCTGTGGGCTAAAGAGGAGGCCCCCGGAGAGGCCTCCCCGTTAGCTGTCAAGATCAGGCCGTGACGGTGTCGGTCAGCTTGACGAAGGCGTCCTTCTTGTTCACCTTGAACGCGAACTCCGCCTCGCAACGAACAGCCACCATGTTGTGCTGCCACAGCGAGATCAAGTTCGGCACCCAGGTGCCGGAACCGTTGTCCGCACCGAAGTCCAGGGTCGCCTGGTCGGTAACGTCGAAGGACAGGCCACCGATCTGGCCCCAGATGACCTGGGTGAAGTCACCCAGGATGCCCAGAACCCGGCTCCCGGCAGATCCGTTCGCGACGTTCTCGTTCATCACGACCGGCCGGCCGAGGATGCGCCCCGTACGGAGCGGCTCCACAACGTCACCGTAGGTGCTCTCGATGAACAGCGGGCGACCAGCGGTGTCCTTGGACTTGAGGAACTGCGGCTCCGCCTCGTCATCGAGCAGCGTGCCGTTCCACTTGTAGCCCCCGGCGGTCAGCAGCGACAGCCCGTTGACGAACGCGTCGTACGCGTTGTTCGAGGAAGCCACGCCAGCGCCGTCCGGGTCGACCAGCGACACTTCCTGCGTGGTCTCAGCCAGGTAGCCCGAGAACTTGGTGGGCTTGTTGATCCCGTGCAGGGCAGCCGCGTCGAACGCCACGGCGATAGCCTCGGCGATCTTCGTCTTCATCGTCTGAACGTAGTTCAGCGGATTGAGACGCACGACCTCAGCACTTTCCGCGAAGATCACGGCGATCTTCGTGGGCTCCAGCTCCCAGTGGTCGAAGCCGCCCTTGGTGAGCGGCTTGCGCTCGGTCTCACCGATCCAGTTAGCCTGGACCGCACCATCCCAGTAGGGGACGGTGATGCCGGTCGGTCCCATCGGGATCTTCCTGGCGATCCGCTGGACAATCGAGGTCTTCTCGATCTCCGCGAAGTAGTCCTGCGCCTGTTCGGGCTTCAGGAATGCCGAGAAGTCCGAGGTCGACGCGATCTGGCCGCTGGGAACGGTAGCTCCCGTAGAGGTGGTCATTGATTAACTCCTTATTAGGTAATGGCTCTCAGATGCCGAGGGCACTCTTGAACATGTTCACGATGGGGTCGCCGTTGAGCGGGACCGTGCTGCCGCTACCTTGTGACGGGTCGACAGGGCGGTCCTTGGCAGGAGCCTTGCTCAGCAGGGCTTTGACCCGCTCGACACTCCCTTTAACCGACTCTTCGTCGGTGCCTTGAACCAGAGCCACAACATCGAGGATGTCGTCGGTCGGAACCTTTGCTTCCAGAACCGACTTAATCTTTAGCAGCTCCAAAGACGTTTCGCTGTGCTGGTTTTGCAGCTCGGCGAACGCCGTGTCCTTCTCAGCCAACTTGCCTTCGTAGTCGCGGATGACATCGGCCTTGGCCGCTTCCACCGCGTCCTTCTTGGCGACGCGAGCCTGGGCAGCTTCCTGCCGAAGACTCTCGACGTAGTCCCGAGAGAACGTATCCTGCTTCTCAGTTGCCTCCGGGGCGGAAGTAGCGGGGGTCTCGTGGGTCGTTGGGGTGTCGGACATTACTTATGCCTCCTGGGCGATGTGAGAGCCCCTCCAGGGCTCGGTATTCGTTACGCCGCGGCGGCGTAATCGGCTGGGTCGATCTGGCCATCGGCCAGCGCCCTGCGGAGCGCGTTGAGCGCCCGCTCGTTCCGGGTGAACTGCTGTCCTGCTTTCTTTCCGGTGTTGTGTATGCGGTCGGGGTCGTCTTGTTCTTCCTCAACCGCCTGCTTGGTGGCCTCGTTCCAGAGCGCGAGAGCCCTGTCGGCCTCAGCCTTGCCAGGCCAGTCCTCCACCTTGAACACCGGAACTACCTTGCAGTCGCAGTTGGGGTGCCACTGCTCCATGTGTCCTTCTGTTTCGGACAAGAACCTCTTGAGGTCTCCGCCGGACTGTCTCCAGAGGTTCGCCACCTCGGCGTCAGCCAGGTCCAAACCGGCGTTTTCGGCACCGAGATACACAGGGCCACGCGAGATGAGCATCAGGCACCACGCGCAGGTCTCCCTCCCGGTGGCCACCCTCGCCCAGCCTCGGACTATCTGTTCCTCAGGTGCTGCCTCTTGCCGCACCTTCAGCGGTTGGTCCTCTTGGACCGCGTGGATGATCTGCTGCCGTCCTGCGTTCTCTACGGCCCGAACGGCTTGCGCCGCCAACTGGCCTACGGCGTCCTGCGGGGACTCCGTTTGCTGCATCCGGTGGCGTGCCGGGTCCATGTCATGGACGAACCGGCTGAAGTCGTACGACTCCAGGTGTCGGTCGTTTCGCGGGAGGTCGGGGTGGTGGATAGCCCGCTGGGAGTCGTAGAACTCCCGAGCGAGCGTCGCCGATTGCTCCCTGTGCCAGAGGATCTGCGGGTACAGGAACTGGAGTAACCCCACCCACTCCTGCACGCTAAGCCTGGGCTGCACGAACAGGTTGCCGAACATCAGGACGTACCGGATGATCGCAGCCGAGATGGCAGCCTGTTTGGCTGCGTAATCGTCGGTGTTCACGTCTTCGGGCTAGCCGTCTGGTTCACAGTCGGTTTGGCCGCTGACGTGGCCGGCACCGCTGACGGTGCAACGGGCTTCGGATTAGGCGCACCGGTAGGTGCCCCGTACATGCCGGCGAGTTGGAGAGCCGCGCTCTCCTGCTTATCCCACTCCTGCATCTGCAAGCGTGTCTCGATGGAGTAGCCCATGTCAATCCTGGCCTGCTCCTTCGGGATAACCCCGGTGCCGCTTGCGTACAGCTTCGACGCAGCATCGGCCTTGGCCGCGTACGTCGGGGTAGATGGGTCAGCCCATATCGCCTCCATCCGGTAGTACTGCGGCGGGATATCTCCGCCCTTGACCATCCGGTAGGCGATCCGCATCGCCTGCTCCCAGGACCCGCCGAAGATCAGGTTCTTCCGCTCGCACAGCTTCACCAGCCGTGACTCAGCAGCCTTGATCGCCTCGGCAGACGCCGGGTTGTCCGACGACGCAGACAGATACTGCGGCGGTAGCCCGGTGTACTGGGATGCCTTGCGGTCCAGTGCGTCCAGCGCTGACACGAAGTTCATCAGCTCAGCAGCGGTGAACTGCTGTGCCTTGGCCTCGTGGTCCTCGAACGCGAGGATGCGGGCGATGTACGCGTCGAACAGCTTCTGCCCGGTATCCGGGTTGATACCGATGTCCTGCGGCTTCACGCCGAACAGCAACCTTTGCGGGATCGCCATGATCTCCGCTGTGGCCTGCATGTCCATCAGGATGCGGGCTGCGGCGTCTGTGACGCTGCGGAGTTCCGGGGTGATGGCCGATGTACCGAGGAGGTCGGATGCCCTGGTTCGGTTGGCTATCGGGACAACTGGAACAACCCCAAGCCCGTGGTTTACCGGGGAACCTAGCGGTACCCAATCCCCGTCCTGCTTGATCCAGCGGATCGTCTGCATCGGCAGATACAGAGTGCAGGAGATGATCTCAGACTGGTCGGTGTTGTACACCGCCCGGATAGCCTGTTGAACCAGCTTCGTCCTGTTGTCGGTCGTAGCGAACAGCGCGGTAGGCGGCTCGACCATGATGAGCGGGACCTGGGGGTCGACGTTGAGGTCGATGGCCGGGTCTGGCATCGAGATGGTGATATACGACCGTCCGTAGATCAGCGCGTCGGTGTGCCCGAGCGGTGCTTCTACGTCCAGGTTGTTCGCCTGCCACCAGTCCCACAGTTCGGTGTCTGCCTCGTTCGAGGAAGACAACCTGAACCCTTCCAGCTCTTGCCGTTCCGCGATAGAATCGACGTAGACCCTGGCGTAGCCGACGTGGGCTAGTAGGTCGCGCATGTTAGGCGGTACAGCTACACCGATGGCGTCTGGCCGGCGCTCCGCGTCGTAGTACTTCCGCGAGTCAGCCAGGGCATCCTGTGCGCCTTCGAACTGCTGCAACATGTCGTCTCGGGTGGCCTCGATGGATGACGATTGCGTCCCATCGGCCATATAGCCGTTAGGTGCCTGCTGGACTGGCGATGTCACATTATCACCGCCGCTCTACGGCTGAGGTTCTTCTTGCTCATCAGGAAGTCCTGTCTGGCTCCAAAAGCCAATACCGCGCAGACGGCAGCGTCGATCTTCTTGCTGCTGTCTTTGCTCTGTTTGCGAATCGAGATCGCGTCGTACGTGGTCGGATGGCGTCGTGCGTTGAGGATGTGCTGCCTGAGGATCGGGTTGTTGTCGTGGAATACCTCTCGCTCCAGCACCGCATCCACGAACCGCTCACAGTCGAACGCGAACCGCTTCGTCTGCCCGCGCATGTCGAACGCCACCGGGTTACCGGGTGTGGCGTTCACCTGGATCTTCTTGCGGAAGTCCCGGCCCCACTGGTCGACGTATGCCTCGAACTCCTTGACATCGGCCCGGAACGCCACTACGTCGTACCGCTCGAAGCACGAGCGGACTGTGGCGTCCACGTCCTCGCGGGGGACCTCCCCGTTAGGACCCTTCTCAGGGTCCCAGACCTTGATAACGAACAGGAAGCCGTCCTCGACCC